CAAGACGTCAGCGTCGCTGGCAAACGTGCTGGTATCGCTGGAGAACGAAGTGGATTATTCTGGGACGCCATACAATTTGCACAAGAAGTTAAAGCACAAACTATCATCTTGGAAAATGTGCCTGGACTTCTATCAAGCAACGAAGGACGCGATTTCGGAGTCGTCCTCACTGAACTGGCCAACGCAGGGTATCGCCACATTGAATGGCGAGTTTTGGATTCGCAATTCTTCGGAGTACCCCAACGACGCCGAAGAGTCTTCATTGTCGGAAGTACTATTGACCGAAGTGGAAAGCCGGTATTCATTGAGCAAGAAAGCATGCGAAGGAATTTTGCGCCGAGCAAACAGAAGAGGAAAAGTGCTACCGACGGCTCTTCAAGAAGCTTTGGTCAATCAAGTTTCGCGGGATACACCGAAGGACCAACAACAATAACTGCAACTTCTTATAAAAGACCAGAAGATAATGTAGTTGTAAGTGGCTTTACGCCATCTTCTTTTGCTAATTATCAAGAAGGCACTGGCACTTTAAGGGCTAATGGTGGTGACTTGGGTGGTGGAAGTGAAACCCTATTGGTTCACCAAAAGCCGTAGAGCGCAGAGCGATACGGATTATGAAACTTGGATTGAGGGTGGAGTGATGCCAACACTTAACGCATTTGATTGCGGTGATGTAAGGACAACTGTCATTGTATTTCACCCGCATAGATCCGACGGTGCAAGAATACAAGGTGATACAATTAACACCTTAACAAGTTTTATGGGAACAGGTGGGTTAAATACTCCAATGGTTGCAACTGTTTATCCAATTCAAGGAACTGTTATAGGCAGAAGCGACACGGCAGGTCCACAAGGTAAAGGCTTTGGAGAGGAAGACGGTCCTATGTACACACTAGATAGCATTAGTGGGCATGGTGTAGCAGTTGCTTATGATGAATTTAATGACAGTGTATCAGACACTCATCACACACTTAGAGCAGGTACTAAGCAATCAACGGGAGTTATGATGGAGTCAACAGTGCGTCGCCTTACCCCAATTGAATGTGAAAGACTGCAAGGTTTTCCTGATGGCTGGACTGATGGGCAATCAGACTCACATCGTTACAAGCAGATGGGTAATGCCGTTACTGTAAATGTAATTGAATGGATTGGTAAAAGACTTTGACAACCATCGCTGCGATCCAAGGTCCTGACTGGGTAGTCCTAGGTGCTGACTCACAATCATCGGGCGATGATGGCTTCTCTATCAACATCCCAGATGGCAAGGTGTTTAAGAATAACGACATCGTGTTTGCCGCAGCTGGGGCAGTACGCGGTATTAACTTGCTTCAACATGACTTTACTCCGCCTGCTGTAAATACCAAAGACATAGACAAATACATGACTCGCATGTTGATACCAGCCATGCGCCGTACCTTTAACGAGGCTGGCTATGAAATTAACAAAGCCGAAGATGCGGTAGTTAACGACAACATTTGGATCGTAGTAGTCAAGGGGCAGGTGTATCGCATTGAAGAGGATTACGGCTGGGAACGCACAACAGATAATCTTTATGTGGCTGGTAGCGGTGAGCGCTTTGCTCTTGGTGCTATGTCTGCATTAGCAGGTGGCGTACTTGTTGACGACATCGCTAAGGCTAAGAAGATTATTACTAAAGCTATTCAGATAGCCAGTAAATACGACACTGCAACTGGTGGCAAGATAACTATTAACGTCATCCAGGAAAACAAATGACAGACTTCTGCCCGCAATTCATGGGTGGACCAAAAGATGGTGCAGATGTACCAACTGCGTTGTGGGTATTAGATAGTATTGAGATGGTTCAACACCTTGGCGACGGGGTTAAGATGTTATACTTATACGAGTTAGATGAAGACACAAAGAACTATATGTACAAAGGTCAATACGATATAGGGGGAGAACATGAGTGAGCGAGGATTTGATTTTGGCAGTAACGGTTCTACAACAGACTGGATTTATCGTGCTGAGCGTAGACCAACAGACAAATCAGATAACAGTTACCCTGCCAACCACAAGGAATTCGTAGCCAACGTCTGGGCTGTAATGGATGAGATTGGCAACCTTATGATTACCAAGCAATTAGATTACGGTCCTAACAATATCAACCATGCTCATGGTGGTGCGATCAATGGCTTGCTTGTACGTATTGGCGATAAGTTTGAACGCTTGAAGAACTTAGTTAAGAAGGATGGCATCAAGCCACAACACGAAAGTATTGAAGATTCATTCAAAGACCTAGCAAACTACGGTGTCATCGGACTGATGGTACAGAGAGGCTTATGGCCCAAATGAAAACAATAGTTATCCTTAGCGATCTTCAATCACCGTACCACGATGTCGGTGCAACCAATGCAATCAAGAAGTTTATCCGCGCATACCAACCAGATGTAGTTGCGACTTGTGGTGATGAAATTGATTTTCCTCAGATATCACGTTGGGAAGAGGGCGGAGAAGGTGAATGGCAGCGGGACTTGGGAAGACACCGCGATATCACCGTTAAGTTGCTAGAGGATTTAACTGTTGAGCATATGGTTCGCAGTAACCATTCAGATCGTTTATACAATAAGATTAAATCAAAGGTGCCAGGGTTTCTTGGCTTACCTGAATTAGAGATTGAACAATTCCTACGCTTGGATGAACTAGGTATTGAATACCACCATGATCCATACGAGATTGCACCAGGCTGGTTACTCATGCACGGTGATGAAGGCAACGTACAACCAACTGCTGGTGCTACTGCACTAGGTTTGGCTAAGCGAGCAGGTATGTCAGTTGCATGTGGACATACACATAGAGCAGGACTTACACACCATACGCAAGGCTGGGCTGGTAAGACTAAGACTGTGTGGGGTATGGAACTTGGTAACCTAATGGATTACCGCTATGCTCGTTACATCAAGGCTGGTCTATTCACATGGAACAAAGGCTTTGGTATTTTGCATGTTGATAATCAAACAGTTATGCCACAACTTGTACCAATTGTAAAGAATTCGTTTACCGTTGAAGGCAAGGTATGGCGCTGGTAGAAATCAAACTTAGCCCTGGTGATGTTGCTTATGCAACCACCGAGGCAGTATCTAGATTTAATTACAATCGTGCCAAAGGCAACGATGCTTCACGTGGCGCTGCACCTACTTGGGTAGAGCAGGTAGCTCGTGAAATATCTGGTTGCTTGGGTGAGATTGCAATTGCTAGATGGCAGGATAAGTTTCCTTTTACTTTGTTTGCAGATCGTAAGACCGGCGATGTCGGAGAGTTTGAAGTACGCACTACCGCTTACCAGACGGGTAAGTTGCTCATAGATCCAAGTGATAACCCTGAGCGCAAGTATCTTTTAGTTACATTACCAAGCCATTACACCGCCAATATCATTGGTTGGATGTATGGATGGGAAGCACAAGATCAGAAGTTTTTTGATCCTAAGATGCGCTTTCCTTGCTATGCAATACAACAAGAATACCTACGCGATCCAAGGAGTTTAGTTAGTGGCTGATTGGTTACAAGAAGCAACCGATATTGCCAGCCAAGTAGCTCGCATCGTGCATCGCAAATACAATACCTACTTTGACGTGTCTGATGTTCGTCAAGAGTTGCTGGTATGGATCGTGCGTCGTGAAGAGAAGGTTCGTGGCTGGTTAGATCATAGCCAAGGTGAAGATGTATACAAGGGTGGCATGCGCCAACTAGGTAAGACATTGACCCGCCATGCTGATAAGTATTGTCGTCGTCGCAAGGCTCAATATCTTGGTTATCAATTGGATGATGAAGCCTATTACTCACCCGTTACTTTGAGTGAGTTGCTTCCGTTTGTTTGGGAAGATGTAGTTAATACTACCGATAGCACCAAGCCAAAAGTTGGTGGTGGTGGCAACGCAGCTGAAGGTGGCAACTATGTTATCCAACTGTTTGATGTACGCCGTGCGCTATCTAAGTTAGATCCGCAGGACAAATTGATTTTGCAGATGAAATTTTTTGAGCAATTAAACTTTCAGGAGATAGCCCAAGTGTTAGAAGTATCCGATACTACTGCTCATCGCAGGGTAGATGGCGCTCTGCGCCGGTTAAATCAAAGACTTGGTGGGCAGTCGCCGTTCAAGGAAGAGGTGGAGATGTGAAAGATGTTATCCATACCGCCGATTGCTATACCGAAGTAGTTAAGGTTGAGGGTAAGGCTTACCACACCTTGGCTTGGAATTGTACCGATGAATGTCCGTTGAATGAAGAGGTAACTGATGCCTAAGTATGACTACCGTTGCAACGTATGTGGTGGAGTGCAAGAGCTAGAGCGATCTATCCATGCCGAAGGTGATAACCCAGTATGCTGCCAGGAAACCATGAGCCGTATCTGGACCGCGCCGCCTGTTAGGTTTGAGGGTACTGGATTTTATTCAACCGATAATCCAAAACGCGTATAGGTTTGTGTAAGGGGAAGACACAAAACAATAAGGCCCGCTGGGATTTACCAACGGGCCTTTGTTGTGTCGCTACAACTGCTGGAAGGGTAGCAGGAGCAGACTAGATGCAGTGGAACGGATACACCGCATCACTTCTCTACTGTATTAATTGTATCAGGATCTTTGAGTAATGCAAATACGGCCTTGCTGTTGCGATCATAAGCGCCGATGCGCTTGAACCAATCCTTCTCCAACTGCTTCTTAGTATCGTATGGTCCAACTGCTTGGACCAGGTTAAGGCTTGGATGCACGGCAAATATTACGTATCTTTCCCGTGCTTTGAGCATACCTTCAACCATATCAAATATTTCTTTGGCTAACCACTCGGCGCTGGGGGCTTCTTGATCTAGTAGGGCTACGAGCTTGCGTAGTTCAGTTGGCTTTGCGCTCATTCCAGTTCCTTTACATTATCCCAAAATAAATATGCTGTGCTTTCTCTTTTTCTTAATACTGTATAACTTACCCACCATTTAATACTTTCAATTATTGTTCTAATCCACAAAATAGGCCCTTTATGGATATCACAACGTTCTTTTCCTGGGCCGTAGCCACAACCACAAATCATTTTAACTCCTTCTCAATAGCCTGAATAGTAGGACAAGGGTAAAGATAGTTCTTATTCAACTCATCATAGTCGTTAGGTTCTATACAGTGAGAACATTGGTTTCGCCAATCAGGGGTATGCAATTCTACTACTGCACGCAAGGATTTCCAGGCAGATGAGTCAAGCAAAGAGGCACCAACAGAACGCCTATCTATTCTCTTTAATAGTTCATCGTGAGTCATCTAAATACCCAACCAGTCAGGGCTAGTAAAGCCACGATTGTTATTATGATATAAGGCAGTGCTTTATCTGAGTCGTTATCTCTTGACATCTGCCAGCACCTTCATCCACTTCTTGCATGCTTCTACGTTCTCATCCAGCGTTAAGTATCCGTATATCTCTTGGTTATCCAAGTACTGCGGGATGCCTAGATCGCGTAGCGTGTCGCTAAAGATTACATATTCATAGTCATCAGAGCCATTGACGTACTTAACTTGTGGCAATATGTCGGCGCGGATCAGGTAGGTGCAGTGAACCACATCACACTTAATCAGTCCACGTATCTCGCCATTGAGTACACGATAGTAGTTAATCTCATCCAAGAAATAACCGTTTTGATTTACCAAGAAATGGTAGTTGGAGTATGGCGCGTGGCGATCTTGTTCATCTACTACTGCATAGCGCAACATCGGGGCTACTACGGGTAGGTTGTAGCTAACCAAGGTCCGTAGCGTGTGCGGCATTACAAAGTTATCTACATCGCAGACATAATAGAAGTCATAGCCTAGATCTTTAGCGTCTGCTATTCCTTCCTCGCGTAACTTACCTAGCACCTTAAAGCGTGTTGGATTCCATTCATGTACGCCGAAGTTCTGGACTGGCTCTGGTACATTTTCATCATCTAGCACCATGTCGTACCAATCTATGCCACGTTCCTTTTGGTCATCCATCCAGTTATCTATGATCCGTCTGGTGTCGTCGTTATTGTTATTGGTTCTAAAAAATAGCCCGATCCGATCCTTTGGGTAATCTATCTTGTCTAGGTTCTGCTCTAGCCAATAGTCCAGCACCTTGCTTTTATCCTTGGCTAATATGTGAAAATAAACTTTGGGTAACATAACTAGTACCAACCTTTCCGAAGTTCATGTTTCCAAGCATAGCAGGGCTTTCCTGCGTAGCGAATTTCAATATATTTTTTTTGCCATACGACTTGCGTCATTGGGTTAGTGCGCCAGTCCTTGGA